AATGTCAGACCCTCAGATACTGAGAAGCTTGTTAAAGACCTGAAGGACTTTGCTAATCGTCAGTACGATGACATAACAAAGCCTGAACACTATTGTGCAGGGTACAACATAGAGCCTCTGGACTACATTCAAAAGAACGGACTTGACTTTTTAGAGGGAAACATTATAAAATATGTATCTCGCTATGACATGAAGGGAGGAGTTAAGGACTTGGAGAAAGCTAGGTTCTACTTAGATCGTCTAATAGAACGAGAAAAAGAAAAGCGTGACTCCTGAGTTCCGTGATTATATATTAACCAAATTCAATGAGTATGTATACGTGACACTACCAACGCAATACCAACAACTTATCCATCTGTCTCGCTACTCTCGGTGGGACTATGAGAAAAACAGAAGAGAGACATGGGAAGAGACAGTAAACAGATACTTCAACTTCTTTAGTAAAAAACTAGATATTGACTTTACGTCTACACAGACACTACGTGATCTCGTGGATGCAGTCAAGAACCTGGATGTCATGCCAAGCATGAGGTGTCTCATGACAGCAGGACCAGCGTTAGAAAAAGAGAATGTAGCAGGGTACAACTGTTCTTATGTTCACATAGATTCTCCACGATCCTTTGATGAGATTGTGTACATTCTTATGAATGGTACTGGTGTAGGCTTTAGTGTAGAGGAGAAGTTCACAAGTAAACTACCTGTGATACCAGACAAGCTACACAAGACTGACACAAAGATCACAGTCAGAGATAGTAAACTTGGGTGGGCAAAAGCATTCAAGGATCTGATTGCTCTGTTGTATGCAGGTGTGATACCTGAGTGGGACACGAGTAAAGTGAGACCAGCAGGTTCGGTGTTGAAAACATTTGGAGGCAGAGCCTCTGGACCAGAGCCACTAGAGTCTCTATTTAATTTTACAGTACGTACATTTGAAAATGCAAGAGGAAGAAAACTCAAGCCAATCGAATGCCACGACATCGTATGTAAAGCAGCGGAGGTTGTGGTCGTTGGTGGGGTTCGTAGGTCTGCTCTTATTAGTATCAGTGACCTTGGCGATGAACAAATGCGGAAGGCAAAAAGTGGGAGATGGTGGGACGAACACCCCCACAGAGCACTCGCAAACAATTCAGCAAACTATCACTCCAAGCCTGACACGGGAACATTCCTTAATGAATGGACTTCCCTTTACGAGTCGAAGTCTGGAGAACGTGGTATCTACTCGTCAAAAAACTCTCAGACTCACACAGAAAAACTTGGAGATAGAAGAGATGCTAGAGAAGACTTCGGTACCAATCCATGTTCCGAAATCATTCTACGTTCCAGACAATTCTGCAATCTATCAGAAGTAGTTATTAGAGAAAAAGATACTCAAGCAAATATAAAAGACAAGATTAAGTTTGCAACCATACTTGGTACCATGCAGTCTACATTGACTGACTTCAAATACCTTAGTGCAGAATGGAAGAAGAACTGTGAAGAAGAAAGATTGCTTGGTGTTTCTCTAACTGGTATCATGGATAATGAGTTAACAGCATTTCCTGAACCTAAGATGCTAGAGGACTTCAAAGCAATTGCTATCAAGACAAACCAGGAGTGGGCTAAGAAACTTAATATTAACCCATCTTCTGCAATTACTTGTGTCAAACCTTCGGGTACTGTGAGTCAACTCTGTAACTCAGCATCTGGTATTCATGCTAGACACTCATGGTACTACATACGTAGAATTAGAATGGATAAGAAAGATCCATTGTGTAAGTTTATGGAAGCAAAAGGGTTCCCTTGTGAAGAGGATGTGATAAACAAGTCTAACATGGTGTTCTCCTTTCCAATGCAAAGTCCTGAAAGATCCGTGATGAGAGATGAGTTAGATGCTATAACCCAGCTTGAGACATGGAAGATGTATGCTGAACATTGGTGTGAACATAAACCTTCAGTGACTATTTCAGTTAAAGAAGATGAATGGGTAGACGTAGGTGCATGGGTGTACGATAATTTTGATAGTATATCTGGTATATCTTTTCTACCACATAGTGATCATAGTTACCAACAGGCACCATACGAAGAGTGTGATGAACAAACGTACATTGAGATGGTTAGTAAGGTTCCTATGGTAACATGGGGTGAACTTAGTGACTACGAAAAGGAAGACTACACTACATCCAGTCAGGAATTAGCTTGTACTGGAAACGCATGTGAAGTGATATAACTGACATTTATGGACTATGGTTATACGAGAACTAATAGAAATATTGGATAGATACTATCCTGACAAATTACCGATGGGTGATTTAAACGCTAATCAGTTGGCTTTCCTTCAGGGTCAACGTAGCGTTATCCAAAGAATAAAACAAATACACGAGGATGACAATGGGGGGATTACTGGCTCCGAGTCCATCGATGCCTGAAATTAAGATGCCACCACCTCCTCCGCCTCCTGCACCAATGGATACACCAGAGATTGCAGAGGCAGAGTTGGAGAGTCCAGCACCACAAGCTCAAGAGAATACTGGTTCCAAACGGAAATACAGGAAGATGAACAGAGGTTCTGGAAAATCAGGTGGAGCTAAAGGTTACAAAGGTGGTGGTCTGAGTGGACTATAATACTCTATTAGATATAGAGATTAAGCCTATACGTTCTGAAGAAGAAAGGGAACTTTTGATACAAGTGTGTCAAGAGAAAGGAGGTGTATTACCTATATTTCCAACCCATCTGGTAAAGAAACGTAATGAAATAGTGGGGTGCTTTAGTATCTCAAGCCCCACTGTGTACTGGTGGATGTCACCTAAAGACATAGGTATTAAAGAATCTATACCTATTTATCAAGCATGTGACACACTAATGACACAACAAGGATACCATAGTTATATCATACCCTGTGAACCAGAGTCTCCATACTTTGGTCTTCTGTCGAAAAGACTGAATACAATATGTACAGAGGGTGGTGATGATTTTAAACTTTTCATAAACAAAACATAATATGGGTGGTTCAGCAAAACAAGTTAGAGATAAAGTAGCTAAAGAAACAGGTTATACAGGCTCTGACTTAGACAAAGGTGCTCAAGCAGTTGGGGAATATACTAAGAAAAAAGGTGGTGAAATTGTAGAAGGTGTAAAAGAACATGGTGGGGCTATAGCTACTGGCGTTGGTAAAATGGGACAACAGCTTGGAGAAGGGATTCAACATAATCTTCAACAGATAAAAGGTGGTTTAGATATGATCTTTGCTCCAGGTAGTCAAGGAGGTCAAAGTCAGAAAGCCCAAGGTGCTTCAGCAAACTACTCACAACAAGGTAAACGTAGTAGATCAGGTGCTCAGAAGAAAGGTGATCTTCAGTCTCAAGAGAGAAAAGGTGCCACTGGTAAACAGAAACTATATGCAAGACGTAAGACTGCATAATGGAATATAGCAATGAGACTTCCATTGCAAGCATGTACCAAAATTGCTTTGGAGAACGTGAATCTTATTTAGATAGGGCAAGAGAGTGTGCTAAACTCACGATCCCTATGCTAATACGTGACCAAGGTGATACATATTCAACACAATACTCTACACCATTTCAATCAGTAGGTGCACGAGGTGTTAATCATTTAGCATCTAAATTACTTCTGACACTACTACCACCCAACTCTCCGTTCTTCAGGCTGACAATAGATGACTTTGATCTTGAGCAACTTGTCGGCCCAGAACAAAGAGGACCAGTAGAAGAAGGTTTATCTAAGATTGAACGTGCTACACTCCAGATGATAGAGAGTGAAGCATATCGTGTACCTGTGTTTGAAGCAATTAAACACTTGATTGTCACAGGTAACGTATTACTCTTTGTCCCAGACGAAGGACAAATGCGTGTGTTCCATTTGGATCGCTATGTAGTCAAGCGTGATCCTATGGGTAACGTATTGTACATAATTACAAAGGAGTCTCTTAATGCTAAAACACTCACAAAAGAAGCTAGAGAAACTATAGGTCTACCAGAGCCTACTGAACTAGCACCAGAAACACCACAAAAACCATACGACCTTTACACCTACATTTGTGACAAAGGTAAACATTGGCACGTACATCAGGAAATACAAAATGTACCAATACCAGACAGTTATGGTAAATACCCCAAAGATAAGAACCCATTTATACCACTTAGGTTCAGTAGAGTTGACGGAGAATCTTATGGTCGTGGTCTCGTGGAGGAGTATTTGGGAGACTTACGCTCCCTTGAAGCTCTTACACAAGCAATTGTAGAAGGGTCAGCGGCTGCATCTAAAGTATTGTTTATGGTTCGGCCCAATGGAACCACAAGAATTAATACGTTAGCTAAGTCACCAAGTGGTGCTATTGTACAAGGAGATGCAAATGATGTATCTACATTACAACTACAAAAAAGTCAAGACTTTCGTATTGCTCTTGACACAATCACACAAATTAGAGATAGGTTATCATTTGCTTTTCTTTTAAATTCTTCTGTACAGCGTAATGCTGAAAGAGTAACAGCAGAAGAAGTTAGGTTCATGGCACAGGAACTAGAGTCTGCTCTAGGTGGTGTGTATTCAGTCTTGTCTCAAGAGTTCCAGTTACCGCTGATCAACATACTCATGGACAAGATGACTAAAGCAAAGAAGATGCCTAAGTTTCCAAAGGGTGTAGTCAAACCACAGGTTATCACAGGTATTGAAGCTCTTGGTCGTGGACAGGATCTAAATAAGTTATCTCAGTTTCTACAGTATCTTGGACCTTTGGGACCAGAGGCAATTATGAGTAACTTGAATCTTGATGATTATATTGATAGGCTTGGTGCTTCACTTGGTATCGACACAAGTGGACTTGTCAAAACACCAGAACAAAAGCAAGCAGAGCAACAAGCTCAAATGGAACAACAGCAACAGATGATGCAACAACAAATGATGCAAGACATGATTAAAGGGGCAACACCTGGAGTTGTAAAAGGAATTGCAGACGGTGCAAGAGAAAATCCTGAAATGACTCAGGAAATGCTAGAAGCCGTGCAACAACAATAATATATGGAAGAACTACAGACAGGACAGTCAGAAGGTGTACATCAGGCAGGTTCACCAGAGCATATTAATGAAATGCTTGCCAAGGTTGACAACGGTGTACAACCAGATGATATAGGTGAAGAACTTGTACTACAACAGTCAGAACAGGGTAGACCTGAATGGCTTCCAGAAAAGTTTGGTACACCACAAGATTTACTTAACGCTTACAATCAGTTAGAACAACAGTATACACAAGTATCTCAACAACAACAAGAGTACGAAGATGCACAAGTAGGTGAACAAGAAACAGTTGATATACAGAATACAAGTGTACCTCAAGTTGCTCAGTTGTTAGATGAAAGAAATCTTGATATTGAAGTATTTCAACAAGAGTACAATGAATTAGGTAAACTCTCTGACGATGCTTACCAAGCATTAGAAGAAGCAGGAATACCAAACAATGTAGTAGATACATGGTTGGCAGGACAAGAAGCTATTGCTGACCAGAGTATTGCACAGATATACCAGTCAGTTGGTGGTGAGAATAACTATAATGCTATGCTTGAGTGGGCAAGTAATAACTTAGAACAATGGGAACTTGATGCCTTCAACAGTTCAATTGAAAACCTTGATCCTAATGCGATGTTTGCTGTACAAGGTCTTATGGCGAGAATGCAGAATGCAGAAGGTATCCCACCCAGGCTCATGACAGGTGAATCAGTACCATCAACTGCACCAAGATTTGAATCTTTAGCCCAAGTTACAGAGGCTATGAAAGATTCTAGGTACCAAACCGACCCTGCTTACAGGGCTTCGGTAGCACAAATGTTGGGTAACTCAACAGTGCTGTAAACTAATAGCTAAAATAGTAATCATTGCCCCATGCGTGGGATAACTCTGGTGAACTTTCAAGCATCATTAGTTAAGTAGTAATGCCAAAATAGGAGATTATTATGGCAGTTACAGATTATGCCACGGACGGTGCCATACATCGTTCTGGTCAAAATAACGCAACTGGTTCAGTTAGAGATTTATATCTAAAACTGTATGCTGGTGAAGTGCTTACTGCTTTTCAGTCTAAGAATATTATGATGCCTTTGCATCGTGTGCGTACTATCTCAAAAGGAAAGTCTGCACAATTTCCGATGACAGGAAAGTACCGAGATGCTTCCTACCACACTCCGGGTGCTGAAATTGTTCCTTCAGCCGCAAAGCAAGGGGAACGCATTGTGACCATTGATGACTTGCTCATTAATGCACAATTTATTCCAAATATTGACGAAGCAATGTCACACTATGACATTCGTTCCGTCTACACTCAAGAAGCTGGCTTTTCTTTAGCAAAAGTAGCTGATGAGAATATTCTTCGTTTAGCAATCAAGGCCGCTTTGTGCGAAAACTCCACAATTGCAGGTGTTGCAGGAATGATCCAAGATTACTCTGCTTTCTCTGACGAAGATTTTACTCCTAACGTAGTCATTGGAGATGCCGCAGATGACGTAAGACTACCTAAAGACATTATTCAGGCTATCATGGATGCTAGACGTATCTTTGATAACTACAACGTCCCAGGTGATCCCTTCGTTGTCATGCCTGTTGACATGTACTATGACTTGTTCAAAGTCTCAAGTGCAAGTGACATGGTTGACTTTGCTATCTTCAACAGAGATGTTGGAGGGGGTGGATCAATTGCACAGGGTACTGTACCACAGATCCTTGGTATGCCGATCTATGTGACCAATCACCTTGGTTACTTTAGTTCTGGGTCTACTTGGGTATCCAACTTGTTTACTCAATCAGCACCAAATGCTGCTTTGGTAGCAGGAAGACCTAGTGGACATAAGGACGGTGCTGACACTGCTCCTGTACCATTGGCTAATACTGTTGGTTCAGGAAGAAATGATGTGAATAGCGGTGGGTCTATCTACGCTGTTCCTGCTGGTGCAGGTGATGACGACTTTGCTTCAGGCGACAACCAGTAC